TTTAGCATCAAAACTGGAAAAACCATCGAGCCCATTTTTCTGCAATCTCCATTTATAATCTTCACCGATATAAAAAACTGTATTATCTTCTTTTACGAATTTTATTAATGTATCATGCATATGCTTCATTCCTCAATAATCCATACTGCAATTCTTCTCTTAATGCTCTTGCAATATCAGAAGGAGAATCAACAGGTTGTGTGATAGTGATGTTGAACGTATTAACAGTTCCGGTACCATATCCATTGACATCAATATCGTCAATCGATGGACTAACTATAATATTCTTAAAATCAAATGCATCTTCAACTGCTTGATATAAAAGATCTTGATTTTCTTTAATACCTTGCGTAAACAAGTCAATCATATCCGGTGCATATGTATGGAAATTTGAAAGAGGACCAAGCTTAGGTTCAGAGAATCCGATTCTATCTGCAACTCCTTGTGCGAAATCAGAAATCGCATCCCATGCCTGTTGTGCCATTGCTTTCACACCATCGATGAAACCTTGGATCATATCTTTGCCCCATTGAATTGCTTTACCGGGAAGCTCTTCAAAGAATTTAGCAATTCCATCAATGATCTTTGGCACTTCCTTTTGTGCTTTTGAGACCATCTCACTTGTCCATTCAACAAGATTAGCAACTATCTGTAATAAGAAATCCCAAATACGTCCGGGAAGACTGTTCCACCACTCGCAAATGCCCTCAATAATTTCAGGAAGTTTAGTAGTTATCCATTCCCATACTTGCCTATTAAACTCTTCAACTTTTAGCCACAAGTCAGCAATCATATATCCAAGGTTATAAGGCAATTCTGCAAACCATTGCTTGATTGATGCAATAAAATCGCTCCACCAATTTGCAACATCCTGCTTCTTCTGTGCACCCCATTCAGATAATGCTTGTCCTATTTGTGAAAATAGATTTTTATACGTATCAATTATCCAACCAAAGAATGTTACTGTCGCATTTATGAGTGAAGTAATAACCATAGGAATAGCCTGTATTAATGCAGCAATAATTTCTGGTAGATGTTCAACGATGGCCATTACAATTCTTATTCCACCTTCAATCAACATAGGCATAAGAGTTATAAATGCATTTACAATAGCATCTATGATCAATGGCAGTGCATCTATTAAAGCAGTAATAATATCAGGCATTGCTTCTGCAAGAGCAGTAACCAACATAACTAAGCCATCTATCAACATAGGTAACAGTTCAATCGTTGTATCAATTATCATTTGAATGATACTTGGAAGCAATTCAATTATAGTTTCTATAATGCTTGGCAATGCAGTCACAACTCCTTGTGCCAATGCCAAAATCATCTGTATTCCTGCCTTTAAAAGCATAGGCAGATTGTTAATAATTGAATTTACAAAATACTTTAAAATTTCAGTGGCATAATAAATAATATCTGGAAGATTTTCTGTTATGCTTTTAGTGAAACCATTAAAGATATTAGTTATAATCTGCATCCCTATATCCATAAACTGCATATAGTTTTCTTCAAAGACACCGAGAATCCAACTTATAACCTCTAAAATCATACCACCATTTGACTGAGTGGCTTGTAAAAGATTATTTAAAATTATTTCTGCAATATCTCCTATTGCAAAAAGAATAACATCAATATTATCAGTTAAACCTTTTCCAAATGCAATTAATAACTGCATGCCTGCATTTACTGCTTCTGGAAGTTTTGAAACAATCATTCCTAATCCTTCAGAAAGTATTTCTCCGAAGACACTCATTGCTCCTGTTAATCCGCCTTCTTGAAATGCAGCAGTAAGTCTTGAAAGTCCATCAGTTCCAAATTGTACAAATTCTCTTAATGATGGAGTAAGTACATCAGATACTGTAATCTGTGCACCTTCTAATGCTGACTTAAATAACGTTACATCACCTGCAAGGTTATCAAGTTGTGTTTCAGCCATCTTTGATGCAGCACCTTCAGCATCAACTATACTTGCACCTATTTTATTCCAGTCTTGATCAACAGCAGCTAATATTGCTTCAGCAGAAGCAAGATCACGTGCATTGAATAAAGACGTGATAGTTTGTATTTTTTGTTCTTGAGTCATTTTATCCATCTCTGACGATAAGTCACCGAAGATGTCTGCTAATGATCTCATTTGTCCTGAAGTATCAAATACGGCAACGCCCATTGATTTTAATGCTTTTGCACCTTCAGAAGAAGGATCAGATAATTTAGTAATCATATTACGCATATGTGTACCTGCTTCTGATCCTTTAATACCGGCATTTGCCATTGCGGTTAATGCAATTTCAAGTTCCTGTATTCCATCGACTGCTACTTCTGTACCGTCTTCAAGAGTTACCATACCTCCATTGAGTTCCTGTGCTAAACCACCGACAGTTAAGAATGCATCTCCCAACTGTTCAACAGATGTATTACCAGTTGATGCCGCTTTTGCCATCTCATCAATCATCTGAGTGACGCGTTCTATGTCAACAGTTCCATCTTCAAGAACCATGCCTAGTGCTGTTGCAGAATCTGTTACCATATCAGATGCTCTTGCAAGATCCATACTACCTGCTGCTGCAAGATTAAGTACATTGGGTAACATTGACATAGATGTTTCAGCATCATAACCGGCTAATGCCATATAATTCAATGCGTCTGCAGATTGTGTTGCTGAGAATGCAGTAGTGCGTCCCATTTCCTGAGCAAAATCACGAAGATCTTGAATTTCTTCAGTAGTCTTACCCATAGTTGCTGCAACTTGTGACATGGATTTATCAAACTCTGCACCGGTTTGAACTGAATCAGCTCCAAATTTAACCATTGCTGCAGATGCAGCACCAAGAGCTGCAACACCAAACTTTGCAGCGTTCTTCAATCCATTTTCAAATCCACTTGTATCAATTCCGAGAATCGCTTGTAAATCAAATACGGTTGTACTCATAATCAATCTCCGAATTTTAAACCTGCACGTTTTATTACATCAAGTGCAATATCATCACCACTTCTTGTTTCAATTTTTTGTGGCTTTAAAAATTCAGTAAAATCTTTTGTGATAAATTTACTTTGCGGAATTAATTGCAGACTCTTAGTAACAAAAATACGGTATGCCTTATCACGATCATATTCGTTAATTCGTGCTTCGACATACCGTAAAAAGGGTTTTATTTCCCGTCGTCCACGATACTCACCGTAGGCGAGCCAGAAGATTTCTTGTCTGTTTTTGTCTGCTCCGCATATCCGAAAAAACTCTTGATCTCTTCGCTTTGTCCGATATCTGCTAATACAGCAACAAGTCTTACGACAATATTCAAACCATCAATTGGTGTATCATCAATTCTTAAAAGAATTTCTTTTGCTTCCTCTGAATGCTCTTTCAAAATTTCTTTTGCAATGAGCATCTTAGGTTTTCCTGACTGAATCACATCAGCAACTTTCTTATCACCAAGAATCTTTGTCAGTGGTTCAAGTAAGTCTGCCCATAATTCAATCGCTTCATCACCAGTATAATCAGTAAGTTTTTTCATAGAAATGTCCTCCTAAAATTTTAATTTATATCAACTGGGACGGCATACAGGAGGACATTCCTGTAACCGCCCCAGCGATATGTCAATTAAGATGCAGCTTCAACAATCACTGTACAAGTGTCAGTATAAGCAACACCATTAACAGTTATCGTTGCTGTAATGATCGCATTGCCTGCACTCTCGCCTGTTACTACTCCATCAGATACGCTTGCAACAGTTGAATCACTTGAAGACCAAGTAACAGTCTGTCCTGCAGGAATTGTCTGTGCAGTAAGAGTAACAGTATCATTCTCTTCAACACTTGCTGCATGAGTACTGATAAGAACTGAAGGCTTAACCTCTTCTCCACCATGCTGAATATAAAGTTCATAAGGAACCTTGGTCTGATCAGTCATTGAATAGTGACCAGTAAACTCGAATGCAAACTGACCCTTACCTTTATCAGCGGACTGAATCTGAAAACCACCGGTGTTGAGCGCATTTATCATATGAATTGCAAGAAAGCCGGCATTCTCTCCAGTATTCTCATCTGAGTAATCACCAATCCACCAAAGATCTGTGAAATCTGTCTGAAGAAGCTCATTTCTGGGAATAATGTGAGTTGCATCTTGCTCATCAACATCACCAACTGCAACAAGCATCTTTGCAGTTGCCGCTGAAAGAGTAACAAATGTGCCGCTCATCTTAACTTCTCTTGAGTCAAGTTTCTTGAGCTCCATCATGTTCTTGGGACAATTATCGATATCATCACCAAAGTCAGTGTAAGAAGGGGTGTCAGTAAAATTAACACCTCCGGTAGTTGCACCGAGAAGTCTTCCGATAGTTCCTGTAGCGGGTACAAAACTATCAATAAGAATTCCGGCATTCAACTGGATATCCTGAAATGCTGTTGCAGGAATTTGTGTGTACTTCATTTCATAACCTCCTAATCTAAAAATTCTATCTGTACATTCAATACGATTCTTCGAATCATCTCATCAGATGGATCTGCGAGCCTTTGTGCCCAAGGTGATGCTTTACAAATAAATGCTGCACCACCGTCATATGTTATCATTCTCCCACCTCTACCGAGATAATTCGCAATCTGTTGTTCTTTTTCCGTAATGCTTGCCCAGCTGCTATCATGATACCACAATGATGCGGTTTGTGCTAATGTATTACCAAAATCATCACTTGAAACTTCATATGTGAGATATGGCAATTGAGCATTATCTGGAACCGACGTTTCATCGTAGGCTTTTAAACCAAAACTTGACCAAAATGAATGCAATGCCTGTATTTTATTCATACCAGTTTCCACTCCTCACAGCTGTATTGTCTCATATTGAGATTTGCGCTTTCAGGTGTTTTCTTATCATCAGAATTAGAAGTAAGTCTAAATATCCTACCATCATTTTCTCTTCTGATCACTGTATGATAATCAAGTTCAATTGATTTTTTAACAGTAAGAGTATAAACACTTGTAACGCCCATAGCCATTGCAGCTTTCATCTGTGCTGAATTATCAAATACCATTGCACCTTTTATAGTCGCACCATCAGACCAAACAGTTTCAACACCACCATAGCCATCATCAATGACTGACTTATTTAATATGGTAAAATCTTCATATGCTTCTTCAAGCAAACTCATAACTCTCTGATCCTCCGGTATATTTTAAGTCTTGATGCATATTGTGATTGCCATGTGGGTACAGATGAAACACCTGTTTGTGAATTACTGTTTGTTGAACCTTTGGAATATGAGTATCCACCAAAACTTTCACTTTGAAATGGACTCATATTTGCACTATCAGCTTTACCATTTGCTTCCTGCCATGATTCAATTTCTGACACGAGTGTCAAAAAATCTGCAGGAGGTGACATCACCCAAATAGCTCCGTGAAATGTTTCATCTTGCAAACGCATTTCTGAAACTTTGTGCACTCCATTATTCAATCTGCTGCCTACGATTCTGATATAATCTGTCGGAAAATCAATATGTGGTGCAATAACACCGCCTTCGATTTTAAAATCACCAACGTACTTATCCTCCTCATAAGAAAAGTAGTTTTTGATTTCCGCACAAATCTCTGATAACATCATTGCACCACCTTTATTTAAACACCTTTTTTACGGCCACGCTTATTTGTTTTCTTAACTTCAACTTTTTCTTCCTTTATATCATCTTCTGAAAGGATTTCCTGTACAGGCTTTTCAGTCTGTACAGGAAGAACATGAGTATCAGTTTTAGTTTCAACTTTTTCAATCACCGGTGTTCTCTGTCTATTATGATTTCCTAATAACTCGGAAATTCTTTCTTCAGAAACATTGAACCCATTTCTCGGAAAAGTATCACCAGCATTATAAGCGTAACCATTATCCAGTTTATCAGTGAAAAACTTGATCACCTTATACATCATACTGCGGTATCCTTTGCAGCTGCAATGAACAGACTATTAGGATTGTACAGAACAGGCATAAAGAGTGAAGATGCCTTAGTCCAAAGTTCAGCAGGGTCAGCTTCCATCCACTGCATGATGTAAACATAAGGGTTTACGCCAGAACCACTTACATTGTGGAATGCGGCAGCATCTGCTTCGGGTGAATCTCCCCACAGTCCTGTACCAAGTCTTCCGTTAGGATTCGATGCAAAGAAAGTAATTCCGTTCTCAGGGAAATATCTCTTTGTAGTAACTGAAGGTCTGTTATTATTACCAATCGTTGCTGAAGCACCATAAGTAAGGTCATTGACAACGATCTGGTTAATACCAAACTCATCAGAAAGGAATGCAGACAGGGCATTGTTTGAAATAAGCGAACCTGCGCCAACATTTCCATTGATGGCCTTCTGAAGTGCAGCATTCTTTCTCATCTTGGAAAGAACTTTCTTTGAAGTCATTATTCCTGTAATGATAACACCCTTGTCAGTAGCGGCATCAATAATTGCCTGAATATCTTCCATAGGATCTGCGCTTGCAGCAGTCACATCAACCTCAAGACCGATCTGGTCGTTAGGTACTCCGTAATCAACAGTAAGGTCAAGGTTATTCTCCTTGATAGTAACCTTACCGGTTGCCATCAGTTCATTCTTTGCAACCTTAGTACGAGTGATAACCTGATCAGCAAGTCTGATACCATCCTGCATAACGTAATTATAAAGGGCATCATCACCCTGTACTCCTGCTCTGTTAAGAGTACGAAGTCTCTCGGACTGGTTGATCTTAACCTTGATAAGTCCTTTCTCGATGTTATGGGTATCGATAGGAATTCTGAAAGTCTTTTGTGCTTCGGTATCAAATCCATGGAACTGCGCCATTACAGGAATTGAATACTCGCTTGCAATGCTTTCCCACTTTGCAACAAGGTTATCAGTCTTCTCATCACCGAAAAGAGTATCGATAGGGTCATTCTGACGAGTAGGAACCTGTGCTCCTACGTCAAGCCAATCTTCCTTTGAAACTTTTCCGAAAATATTATCTTCCCATCTTGAATTAGGCATAATTTTTCCCTCCTACAAAAATTAATAAGGTCTTGTAACAGCAGGTGCAGACTCAAGGAAAGTAAATCCCTTTGCTTCAAGTGCAGAAATGCAAGAAGCCGCAAGGGACACCTTGATTGCTGAAGTGTAAACAGTTGCAGGACCAACGACAAGTGATGCAGGAGCATCACCAACAGTAACGTCCACATCTTCATAAAGAAGACCTACTGCGCTACCATCGTTAGTAGGATAAGGAGCGCCTGCAGGAATATGCTTCGTTCCGTTTGCATCAGTTACAACAAGTGCGCTGTTCTGTGCCGCCTGCACAGTTTTTCTTACGATATTCTCATCACCATTAGCGATGAAAAATCCGGGCGCATAAGTCTGACCTTTTACATCATCGATAAAACTCATAACTTAATCCTCCTTTGTTGGATTTCCATAATGTTCGTTACGATACTGTGCGACCATCTCTGCCGCTTTGCTTGGCTTCTTTACATCTCCACCATTATTTGCAGGTGGATTGCTTACGTTAGCACCCTTCTGCTGTGTCGTGGAAATAAAATCAGCCCATTCAGTTTTGACACTTTCAATAAGTTTGTCTGCTTCTTCAACGTTTCCGTCTTTATCAAATTTAAGACCGTCAATCGCTGATGCAGAAACTTTCATAACGCTATCAACACGTTTTGCTGAAACTCCTGCTTCTTCAAGTAACTTTTTATATGCAGATTCTTTCTTTGCCTTTGTAGCCTTTGCATCAGCATCAGCCTTGAAAGCATCAAACTCAGACTTTGTGTCCTCGTACTTCTTTTTCCAATCTTCAGACTTTGCTTTTTCAAGTTCTGCTTTCACAGTTTCAAGTTCAGTCTTGATTGCATCTGCATCCTTGCTCTTATCTTTGAGTTCATCAAGTTCTTTCTGTACCTTATCACGTTCATCTTTCAACGCGTTTACAGATTCAGTGTGAGCATTGATGATCTCATCGATCTTTTCTGCAGGAATGTCCATTGCTGATAACATTTTTCTTGTAAGTGCCATAATAATCTCCTTTGCTTCGGTGTCGTTACTTTGACATTAGATTTTTAATTTTGGACAATGCTTTGCCCATTAGTTTTATTGTAATGTGATATTGGAAAAAAATAAATATCAAACGTTTTTTATAAAAACCTGTTAATGTGTAGAATTTAGTACGTTAAAAAAATTTTATAAAAAAGTGTTTACAAACTCCCAAAACTGTGATATTATGTATTCAGAACACAGAAAACAAGCTTCAACAAAATTGAATAGATTCGGGAATGGTTGAATCAATCGAATCCGAATTGAAAGACAGATAGGAGCTGATTAAACGGAGGATATGAATATGAAACACTACATCGCATCAGTCAGAGATAAAGAAACCAAGAAGATTGTCATTATTGAAAGAGATTATCCCAATGCAGCAGCATTCAAGTCTGATCTTTATGGCAATGGCTACTCAGTAAGATTTATCACCACTCCCGATAAGTTTGATGAAGCTTGTGAAAAGTGGAATACCTATTGCGAGATCAGCAAGGCCACTAAGAAAGAGATTTATGCATCTGATAAGCATCATGCTGAGAATTTAGGAATGACCGTTGCTGAGTATAGAAACTGGTTGAAGAATATCTAAGGAGGACATGAACATGACGTTAATTTATACCACATATTATAGAAGCACTGAATCTGGTAATTGGCAAAAGGATGGACAGCGGGAGAGAGAAGTTACTGAAGAGCAGTTTGAGAGTATGAAAGCAAATTGTGGCGAGATCGGAATGGTATATTCCGAAAAATATAATGAATTTCGAATCCTATCATGTGACCGGTTACATGCAACAGTGATCACCACAGTAGAGCAAAATATTTATTAAGGAGGACAAATAATATGAAGATGTTCAGAGTAGCAGTTATATCAGATAAGAGTTATAGAGGTAAGCACAATACCATGTACAAAGCAATAGTATTAGCTAACAGTGAGGAAGAGGCTCTTGAAAAAGTTAATACCTCACTCGGTCATTCTTTAACAGAAGTTTATTTTGGCGGACATGTGAAGATTACTGAAACTCTTAGCGATGTATATACATTTTAAGGAGGATAAATAATATGAAATATACAGTCAGAATTAAATATGATAACGGAAATGCATTTACCTGGGAAACATCAGATCGTCACACCGCATTTTTTATTCTTACTACAAAAATGAAACGCTATGAAAAGCATATCATATTTGCTTTTATAAAGGGGGTAAAGATATGACTAAACTTACACTTACCGGTAATACTTATGGAATCAAAGAAACTCTTAAAGGCTTAGGTTTTAGATGGAATCCTAAAACCAAAGGCTGGACCGGAATTTTTAACAATGATGATGCAGATGAGCTTGCCCATAGATGGCACTCTGAAGGAGTATATGCTGAAAAATCTGAAGCAGTTGAAAAGCATTATAGGATCAAAGAATCATGGATATTTAATCTTGAGAGCATGCATGATAAAATTTTCTGTCTTTCTTATGACATCGAAGAAGGCAAGATCATTCTTCCCTTTGAGGTAGCCGGCAAAACTATCAATGATACGTCTGACCTGTTTGATCTTCTTGATGAGGCTGACGCTTTAAGAGACAAGGCTTGGAGCGACAGAGGTGTTACAGGCAAGGAATACGGCAGAATCCAAGAGATAGTCGCCTGGAGAGTGAATGCCAGATACAATGCATGCATGGCAAGTGGTATGAGTGAGGCAGAGGCAGGAAAGTGTTTTGAGGACATGTGAGAAATGCTCCCAGAACGCGCCAGAACGGCCCAGATTGAATTTTTAAGAGTTAGGTAATATAAAATATTAAGGAGGCTAAAAAGCCTCCTTATTTTATGAATCTAATGCCGATCTCATAATCTCTTTATAGTGATCTGTATGATTAACCGCCGCATCTCTTAAGAAATGAGCTTTGCCGCCACCAAATTCAGGCGGATCATGTCTGGCTTTTTCATTGTATTCAACGTAAGGTGCATATTCTACATTAGTTCCTATATATACAAATTTACGTGGAGGCTTTGCTTGTGCAGTATAATCTGATCCGGTTGCTGGAGATTTTCCTTCACCTTGATTTTCTGCTGTTGCCCATGTGATAGAATTTCTCAATCTACCAGAATCAATCGGACATTCTTCTTTTGCATATCTTTCTGCTGTTGCACCGATTGCCTCTAATGCAGTTTCAACTTTATTATTCATCAGATCTATGACCATTTTTGAATAATCATTTTTTAATTTTATTCCAGTTATTTTATTTGCCATTTATATCACTCCTTTGCTTTTTCTTTTTGCGAATTATATTTGCAAGGTGTTTAATGTCTTTATAAAAATCATCTTTCTCTATTTTCATTTTTTCAATCCTTCAAAAATTTTTATCAGTTCTGGTTGCACTTTTTCTGTATCGCCATTGTAATATGCTGTCCAACTTTCAGCCACATATTCTCCAAAAGAGTGATTTGAATATCCAGAAAGATTTTTTGCATATTCTTTCCAGTCAGATGTTTGAAGTTGTGAAAGTTCCCTGTTGATGTTTGTCATATAAGAAATATGATGTCCAATTTCATGCGTGATCATACCTTCAAGAGAATTATCTACAAGGTTTCTGCCTGCTGTTTCATATACTTTTGCCAATTCTAACTGGCTTCCCGATAATATATTGATATTATCCATGATATATGCAAATGAATTTTCTCCATCTGCAATATATTTTTCAATTGCAGATTCTGATTTTATGATTGTTGTATTCATTCCGATGTTTCCAAAATTTGTTGTGAAAAATGGAGCATCAGAATTTGATGAATATATTTTTTTATTATTTTTGCCGAATGCCTCTAAAGATGATAATTGATCAATGTTGTATTGAGAATAAATTTCATTCAATCTTTCATTGATATGATTTGCAACATCAATATCAATACCTTTATAACTGATATTCTTTCCAGTAAGATTCATTCCCCCACGAACAAAATTTTCATTTGCAAATCTTTCCGCTTCTTCAATTGTTTCAGCAGGAACAAAATGAATTTCTGGTATATTATTCTCTTTTATTTCTTGATCATTAACTTCTTGAGGCTTTGATTCAATTCCTCTTCTTTCTTTTTCCGCTTCCATTTGCTCTTCATGCAAAGTTTTATCTGGAGTATAATTCACTTTTGATATGCTTCCATCTGCTCTTCTAAAGCCAATGATATGATCAGTCATAGTGCATCTGCACATCCATACTTCTTCAGCTGGTCCTTTACCATCACCGGGAAACATACAACCATTTGAAAATACTTTATCTATATCCTGTTCTTCACCATCAATATCAACATGGCTTGGTCTTGTTCTGTCATCAGGTGTTGACATCCATTCCTTTTTCTGCACAACACCTTTTGCTGCAAGATCTTTATATGAATCCAACCGGCCATGATTTTCTGCAGACGTTGTCATTGTTCTTGCGTTTCTAATCGCAGAATTATGACATCTTTTTATAAGATCGCTTACTCCCTTTTCAGTCAGATTAAAAGTATCTTCTCTTGAAAATATTTCAAGAAAAATACTGCTAGCCATTTTGTCAACGCTATCACCGTTTTCAATTCCTTTAAGCATCTGACTTGCAATATATTTTTCATTCCATTGCATGTCTTTAGGAACATCAAGCTTTTTAGTAGGAACTTCAATTACGCCATCTCGTTTTAATCTTTCAACCGTGTGCTGATCGACAAGATTAAACGACACCGCCTCATTATCCATTTTTTCATTTACATATTGTTCTCTACTCTTCGCCATTTACTTTTATTCCTACTTTTTTACATTCAACTGCGACTTGGTTGTAATTATCAGTATATATCGGAACCATTTCAGCATTCACAATATCAAGAGCATCTTGATTTACTTTGGCCATTGTTTTAGTAATCTTCTTAACTAACTTTTGAAAATCTTTTGACTGTAATGTCAATTTTTTTACTTCATCAGAATAAATTTTTTTCAATTCCTGTTTTTTATCCTGATCAGTTTCATTTATATAATCATCATAAGATATTTTAGTTTTCTTTTGAACCATCTTCATGTAATCAGCAAATTCTTTTTTAATAGATTTCAAGGCAGGGTGCATTCTATACATCCTGCCTATCTTCTTTTCCATTTCTTTCAATCGCTTATCAGTTTTCTGACGAGCTTTGTCCAGCATTTTTCTTTTCCTTTCGTCTTTGCTTTTTCCTTAATGCCTCTTTATTACGCCGTTTCCTTTTGCTCATCTTCTTTTGCCTTTTTTGATGTTATTATAAGCATCATCTTTTCTGTTGCTGTAATCTTCTTTTTCTTGCTCTCGCTTTCCTTTTGTTTCTTCTTTAAGATTTTCTTTTTCAGATGCTAATTCATCGCGAATATCGGAAATCATATTGCTTATACGTTCTTTCCATTTTGCTTTTTCTTGCTTGGACATTCCTTTTAATCGTCCGCGTAATTGTGAGATTATCTTTTTAGCTTGCTCTGATAACTCTTTTCTTCTTGCTTTAGATTCATCAGTAATATCTTTATTGATTTCTTTATGCTCTTGTGATAGCTGATCTTTTGCATATGCCCACTGTTCTTTTTGTCTTGTAGAAAAGCCTTTTGTCGAATGCTTGCCTTTTCTTCCTTTAAGTTTCTTATGCTTTTCGTAATATTCATGTGCTTTTACCGGATCGTAATCAACTGCCATATCATTTCTCCTTATAATTGATTTGCAAGTGATTCAAGTTCATCAAGCATACCATTTAATTCTTCATCGTCATCTTCATCTTCACCTCTTACAATCTTTCTTGCTTCTTCTCTACTTATTCCTATCGCAGTTGCGATCATATTAATTGCTTGTTGTTCAGTAAGTCTACCATCAGCAAGCTTATCCATGATAAGAATAAGACTTTGAGTCTGAGCTCCATTAAGGGGTTGACCTTTAACATCTTCTGCAATATCGATCGCTTCTCCTTCAGTTGGAATTTCTTCATTCGTATCTTCATATTCATTTGCATATCTCGCAGCTTCTTCTTCATCTCTGCGCATAAGAATTTTATCGATCTCATCAATGTTAAGAAATGGAAGATGCTTAAGTATTGTTTCATCGTCTAAGTATTGACCAGCAGAAAGAATCATCTGCGTAACTTCGGGCTGATTAGTAGTCTTCCTTCTATGATAAGTAGGAGAGTCTTCAACGCCAATCAATGCAAGTAATGCTTTTATCGCTTCAGTTACACAATACTCATATCCATCACATTTAAGTTCAAGATTTTCATATGCAGAATTTATTGCGGTAGCTGTTACGTTTCCTGCTTGTAACTTATCTGTATCAAGTGCCATCGCATCACGATATAAACTATCGCGTAAGTCTGCAAGTCCTGCTTGTCTTGCTTGATATGGAAGTTCAAGTGTGTGTGCTTCTGCATGAGCTCCGTCGTCTTCAACGACTGCCGCTTTCACTCGTTTTATTTGGTCCATAAATTTTGCAAGGTCTACTTCATCCATTCCGCCCGCATTATTTATAATCCAATAAATCTGTGATGCATCATCGAGATCATTGGCAAATCCAGACTGGATCAAATCATAACCATCAATCTTTTCACGAAGTCCTGTAAGCTCACTCTGATGTTCTCTGTTTGCCCATAAAGGAACAATAGGGAATGACGGATAGTTTTTACCATCAAGAATTTCAGTTCCGTCTGCAACTGATACAGATATAGTTTGTTGATAAGTTTGCTTAGGCTTAAATATTCTTCCGCGTTGTTCAGTAATTTGACCACGGATATCATATTTAGTATCCCAAATGAATTCAGTATAACCATCTTCTTCATAAAGTGTAGCACGTAAAGGTTTGCTTGAATCTATCTGCCAAAAACGAATCCCCGCATGAAGTGCTCCATCCTCTTCACCAATAAGTGGAGCAAACTCTGTAACTTTAAATACATCAATATGGTCAAAGTTGAAAAACAGATATGATACGGCACCCCATAACGCTGATTCTCCTGCTGCATATAACTGTCCATCAAAGTCATCACCGCCAAGAGCATCTTTAGTACCATCTTCATTAAACGTAACTCCATCACCTAAAAGAAAACTATTTTCTTGTCTTATAAATATAGGGAAAAAGCCATTACAAAATTTATAGTTAGCAGAATAGTTATCGGGAACCGCTTCACCTGATAACGTATAAAGTAATTTCTGATACTGAGTAATTGTTACATTGCGCTTTTTAAAATACTCATACGCAGTTACCGCTTCTGTATATAACGGACTGCGTTTATGTGCATAGATAGTATCAAGAACAAAGTCAAATAGCTTTTCTTCATTGTCTTGTGGTATTGCTAATAAATCCTCGTAAAAATTCATTATAGCCTCCTTAATTCACAACCTCATTTTCTTTTATATTATCTTTAAACTCAATTCTAATTCCGGCTTTCTTATATAATCTTCTTGCAAGACAAGCCGCAGAATCAGGACAATCGTCATGCTCTGCATCTTCATTATAATCTAAAATCTGAGATATGTACTCATCATCAGTTCCTTCAACAAATATAACATATTTCCAGATAGCTTTTAAAAATGTACTTATCTTGATGTGTTTATTTGTTGTTTCAGAATATGTGACCATTCGCATTCCGTATTTATTTTTCAGGTCTCTGGCAAGAAAACCTTTATCTGCATTTTTTTCATTGAAACATTTTCCAAGAGTAAACCGATTGTAGTCATATACGATCTGATCATAACAATCTTCAACATGCTTTTGCCAGCATTTTCCATATATGTAAAAGTTTCCATCTTTGTAATTCATCGCGGTAAAGGCAGTATAATCTTCTCCGCCGTATGCCGCATCAATGTGGCACATAGCATCAATAATATTTGACACATTAGCTCCCATAGGTCTTTCCGGAAACATCAGATTTTCATTTGCAATTATCTTGAGCTCATAGTTACATGCAAAAAGAGACGGCGCCATGCTTTCTTTTTTCTCTTGAATCACGGCATTAGTTATGATCTCGCGAACTTGCGGATGATAACAATCATACTTTACTAAATTAGGCATTAAGGTGCTCGCGTCATCTTTATGCCAGATAGTCAGAGTGTTTATTATTCTTCCGCCTCTGTTTTTTAAGTTTTGCAATTCCTGATAAATAACTTTAGTACGTTCACGCTCTGCTTTACTGATCCTATCTTTAAGATTGATAATATCATCAGTAAATATTCGATCAAAGTGTTTACCAGTAAGTGACGATCCGATACCGATACCAACCAGCTGTGATGTACCTTTTGCATCAGTCACTAAGTTTGTTGATATTTCAAAAACAGATTCTACGGTAAGATTAAGCGATACACCGTAAATCACTTGAACAAAATATTGAGTATGAGGATCTTTAAGAATTTTTGCAACCTGTTTTATGATCTCTTTTACATCATCATCAGTCTTACGCATGAACATAGTGCGGATTTTAGGAAGTAAAATAATGATAAGAGCAAGCGCGATACTGTCACAAGTAGTTTTATATGTATTACGAGAAGCAGCAAGACTCATGTCTTCCTTACCGCATAGCATATCTTTGATCCACTTATTATGCAACTTTGTTAATTTTGTAAATCCAAGTAAATGTCCAAACTTATATGGTTTATTTTTTAGAAACAATACTGCATCATTTCGTGTCATCATCATCCTCTAATACTGTCTTTTCAATATCATCGATTATATCCTGACTTACTTCAGCGACTATGATCTTATCTGCAGGCTTTTCACCAATAGTATCACGAATAGTTTCGAAAGCTTTGGTAACTGATCCAGCTTTATTTCCGCTTAAAGCCTCTTCAATAAGTGCCAAAGACATTTTGCTTTGGGTATCACCATCAGAAAGTAGCGCAAGAAGTTCTTCTCTTAAGGTTTTTCTGGCTCTTCTTACTTCTCCGGATTTCTTTCCACCTTTAGAAGCTAATTTTTTCTGTTCTTTTTCTGTTAAAGTATTAAACGGCTTCATATTTTGAGGATTTCCTCTCGGCATAAAATCACCTCCTTTTTACATAAATAATAATGTACGTTTATAAAAAAATAAATGATCTCAAAAATGTTTTATATAATTATAAAAAATATTTTATCGTTCAATAAAGATATCAGACTTTGTGCACAAAAATATCACTCTTTTAAATTTAGTGATACTGCTCAAAGCCTTGATACGACTGACTTTGAGCCTCCTGTATCACAAAGTTCACTAAATTTTCCCCTATGTTTATATATTTATATATTTTCTATATATTCTATATTTATATATTTTATATATTTATATATTTTTTTATTTTTATAAAGAAAAAGAGTGATATTGTGATACTATATAATAAAAAGATCAGTAAAATCAATATTTCGGACAGTATCAGAAAAAGTTCAGAAAGTATCAGAGTATCAGTAAAAGATAAAAAAATAAAGAGATATTGATAAGCTATGTACAAACGCGACTAAAAATATTATAATAAAAAAGCTTAAAAAATATTTGCAAAAATATTTATAAAAAAATTAAAGGAGGACAAGATGTGTAAATGTGACAACTGTAATGAAGTATTTGAGGAGCCCGATACTTACTCAGAAGTAGTAGGAGAATTTTGGGGCACTCCGGCAAGAGAGTACTTTGGCATATGCCCTTATTGCGGATCAGATGAAATAATATATGATTATGAAGAAGCAGAGGAGGAAAACGAAGATGAGCAGGTGCTGGTATAAAAGTGATTTAGTAATAGGTGAGAAATTAAGAGTCCCGAGCAGCCTATTTGTTGAAGGAGAAAAAGCAGCACAAAGATTAAGATATGCAGAATATATCGGAGAGACAAATACAGGAATGTGGATCGATTGCCACTTTGAACCGTCTCTTAATGTTCCGGAAGATAAAGCTCATTATAAGATAATGATAAATTGGGCAAGTATATATTGCGGTCATGTAAATATATATCGTGAGAACGGTTCTGCAGTTAGAATTAATTATGTAAAAAGATAAGGAGTTTTTATGAAAAGATATATCCACGATTTGATTTTGATTGTGATAAGTATAGGTTTTGGAATTATAATTTATGGAAGCATAAATGCTTGGACAACAACAGAGCCTGAACCTATTATAATAACTGAATATCGTACAATAGAAGCTGAACCTGAGATCATAACAGAAACAGTATATGTACCTTGTGAAATGAATGAGTTTTTAAGAAATTTATCCGAAGAAGATGAATGGTATTTAAAAGACATTGCTATGCGTGAAGCAGAAGGTGAAGATGTAATAGGACAATGTTGGGTGATGTATTGTGTGTTATGCAGATGTGAAGTGTTTGGTAAAACTATAAAGCAGGTATGTGAAAGTAGTGCATTTGACAGTTCAAAACATAGAAGCGGTTTAACACCAAATGAGAATTGTAATAAAGCATTAGAGTTAATCAAAGAAGGCTGGCAACCTAAACCATTATGGTTTGCAAGAGGACAATATCATTCAAATCTTGGTTATCCTCTATGCCAGTATGGTAATCATTGTTTTAGTTGTAAATGAAAGGAATAAGAATGACACTTGATGAAGCAATTAAACATTGTGAAGAAGTAGCAGAAGAGAAAAAGGAAAAGGCTTGTAATCTCTATGATACCAAAGCCTATGAAGAGTCAAGGGAGTGCATATGGTGTGCAGAAGAACACAGACAACTTTCTGAATGGTTAAAAGAATTAAAGCAGTTAAGAGAGCAGACAAGATGGATTCCTGTTTCCTCAGAGAGGTTGCCAAAAGTAGCAGATTGTTATGCTGTTACGAGACAAATTGGAAGTGATTTAATAACTAGTGCTTGTTATTTTGACGGAATAAATACTTGGCATAATGACAATTGGATAAATTACGAAAGAAATTATTTAATAGATATTATTGCATGGATGCCATTACCACAGCCTTATAAGCCAGAGAAAGGCGGTGAAAAATGAACGATAGATTGGGTAAAGAAGAATTTGAAGAAGTGTCAAATCTGATTAGTGGGACAATTATTCCCGAACTTGTCAGAATAGCCGACACCTATAACTATGATCGAAACAGTTTAATCAAACATGTTGCTGATTTATTTTCCACAATGGCAGAAGTCGCATCGTTTGAGAATTGGAAAGGCGGTGAAGAATGACCGATACATATTGGAACGAAGAAGATGATTACGAAATTATCTGCCCTTATTGTGGAGAAAAGTATGTTCCAACTTATGATGAAACTATAATAGGTGACGAATGTGTTAATTGCTACAACGAGGGCGATGTTCAGACTGTAACCTGCGATTCATGTGGAAAGAAATTTACTATCGAGCCTTATCAATGCAGATGGAGGTATCGAACAGAAACAATAGACGGGGAAATGACCGAGCAAGAACATGAACAGTATGAGTGAGGAGGAAGTATGAGCGATACAGTAAAACTCATCATTGAGATACCTAAAGATTACTATGAAATCATAAAGCACGAGGTAGATGTTAATCACTATCCATATAGACCATTTGTAATAATTGCCAACGGAATACCACTTGATTCAGTAAAAGCGGAGTTTATAAACGCATATCCCAAGAACTATGCAGATGAACCCGAATTAGGCGGAGCATCTTGTCATTTTTCGTTGAACAAAGTCTTGCAGATTCTTGACAACATAAGTAAAGAAAGTGAGGATAAAAAATAATGGCAGAGTTAGGTGGAATAACCATAAATGTTGGTATCAACATTAGTGAGGAAACTGTACAGAGATGTTGCCAAATATTGCAGATGTATTTAGCTGATAATCCAAACAAGATAGTATCGTGTATACAAGGAGAATATCCTTCAGTATGGATAGGTGAGATAGATAATAGAGTGTATACAGAGGAAGGTAAGTAAATGATACTCATAAAAATATATGTTTCCTTTATCTTGCTTGTTGGAGTAATCACGCATATGTCATTAAAGATTGTTGAGTGGTTCACAGATTAAGAAAGTGAGGATAAACAATGACAGTAAATATACTTGGAACGGATTATGAGGTCATTACACAGACCGAAGAAGAGAATCCTAAACTTAAAAATGCAAATGGTCTTTGCGAAATGTATTCCCATAAGATAGTGTTGAGCGATATTAAAGAAGAACCCGATTGTTTTGAGAACCTTGAAGCCTTCAAGCGGAAAGTTATACGGCACGAAGTTGTCCACGCTTTCTTTGCTGAAAGTGGGTTGAGAAGCAATAGCGACTATGCCGAAAACGAAGAACTTGTTGATTGGATAGCAATTCAATTCCCTAAAATGTTAACTGTTATGGGTGAACTTGGAGTGTTGTATTAAGAGGTGAGTGAATGAAAAAGGACAGAGTAAATAATCCCAAAAGTAAGATAGCACAGCGATTTTGCAAGCATAAAAATACTGGATGGTACTTCAAGAAATCAAACAGTCCATTCAGTACTATTAGTGGTGAGAGAAGATACCTAATCTGTGAAGATTGTGGAAAAGAGATCAGCAGTTTCTTTGCCGAGTATGAGGGTATGGGATTTAAGTGAGGTGAAACATGACAAAAGAAGAAGAAGCAATAGAAAATTTAACAGGGTTATTGGAAAGCAATTATGTTGACAGTTTTGAGGATGCGGAAAACGAAGCCCTTAAAATGGCTATCGAAGCAATAAAGCAAAAGTCTTGTGAAGATGAATATATTAAAGTTCCTAAAAAGGCATTGAAATATAGAACCGCAGGAATGGTAGCATATAACGTTGAATGGCTTAAGAATCATTTTGATATAGAACGTGCTGTTATCTGTGGTGCAAAAATGGAAAGTAAGAAATGATATGAGAAAAGCAGAGACATATTTCACTGTTGAAACAAAAGATGGTAAGGGACTATGTTTTATTACGGAATGTGGAAATCAAATGTATCACACAGGCAATAATCTGATGCGTTATCATGGTGTGCTATGTCCAAAATGTTTTTGGAAAAATAAAAAGGTTACTCTTTATTTGGAAGGTACAGATGACGCAAATAAGTATTGTAATGCACACGATGAAAGCGTTGGGCAAAAGATGTTTGAGCCACAGGAAAGCGAGGAATAAAAAATGATTATAGTATTTATATTATTAGGAATTATACTTTTGGGTATTATATTAGATAAGCGAGGAAATTATGATACTGAAGTTTTTGGGGTTTTAAGTCTTGTACTCGGTTCAATAAATTTAACTATAGCAATAATTGCTATTATATGCATACATATTGCTGCCCCGAAGATTATTCAGGAAAATAAAATAGAATATGACGGCTTATGTAAACGTTATGAGATTGCTATATCAGAATATGAAGATGTTTCTAAATCTGATATAATAGCCGATATAACCGCATGGAATATGAAGGTATATAATACAAAATACTGGACTGATAATCCTTGGACCAATTGGTTTAATCCAAAAGAAATAGCTGATAATCTAAATTATATTCCATTGGAATGACAACTACAAGAGAGAAAGTGAGGTGAGTAAATGAATAGAGAAGAACAAATTGATTGGCTGTGTCGATTAAGAGCAGACTTAAATAACGGAATAATATGTACACCGTGGAACAAAGAATTTACCGAAGCACTTACTGATGTGCTTGATAACAGAGATGAAAAAACGATAGATGCTATCGACTTCGCCATTAAAGCAACAGATTCACAAGATGATTATAGCATAGGTATGCGTAATGGTATGAGATATGTAAAAAGCCTTATTGATGGTAAAGAACCACAGTATGAATTAAGGCTGACTGGTGAAGAAATAAAACTTGGGTTAGACCTTGGGGACGAGGTGGTCGGTGACTTTGGAGCAAAAGGAGTTGTAGTAGGCATAGACACTTACGAAGGTGATGTTGTGTTAGCTCTTTTAATGGGAAATCATAAAGTGCCTCAGCTTGTTAAAGCATCATCATATAAAACAAAGACAGGCAGACACTTTCCGCAGATTATAGAAGTATTGGAGCAGATGAAAGGGGAAGCATATGATAAATAGATTTGTCATAATTTATTGTCCTTATACAGGAAGAAATTATATCTACACCAAAACAATCGTTAACGGCAAGATTTGTGTTGACATAGTAAGGATTGATTAGGAGAAAAGATAATGACAAGAGAAGAAGCAATAGCAATACTTGAAAATGAAAAAGAGTGTGTCAACAGGGCAAACAAGAACGATTATTGTAATCGAGATTGTTATAATTGTGAACTTGTTAAGACCGACACAGAGATACTTACAGCACTTGATATGGCTATTGCAAGTTTAAAAACAGACGAAGCATATCAGTTGGAATATGAGAATAGAGATTTTGTTGAGATACCAAAAGGAATGACTAACGGAGAAGTGATACAGATATTGTTCCCGAACATAAGCGTATATGAACATGGGTCTACTTACTCCGTAAACAATGAATATAATTTCAATGCTACTTGGTGGAACAGCCCTTATCAGAAAGGCGGTGAAGAATGAGCGGAAAAAATGAAAAGGACTGTTGTAATTGCAGACATAATATTCGACAACGTGATAAAGGAGATATGTGTTATTGCGAATGTCAATTAAGTGGAAAGCGAATATCTTATGTTGAGGTTATGGAAAGTCGATGCAGACATTGGGCGAAGGAAAGTGAGGAATAAATGAATAAGAAAATAGCAGAATTAACAGTAAGAAAATCATCAGATTATTATGATAAGGTGGCAAAAGTACTTGAAGATGCGGGGTTTGTATTAGTGCTTGATATAGAAAACACATCGGACATATATTATACCGTTGCAGAAAATGAAGAGGATAAATGCAAGGCAGACATGAGAAAACCTGTAGGTGAGAAAATACGTTGTAACACTTGCAAGAATAATGATGACGAATTAAGCGGCGAATGTTATGAATGTATCAAAGGGATATTTGACCACTATGAGGCAGAAAGTGAGGATAAATGAAACTAATCGTTGAAAAGCAAGGCGAGATCGTCAAAGCAATCAAAGCCGAATACACTCCAGCAGAAGCACTCATTATCAATCACGCTATGCGTAGATATATTTGTGATGAAGAAGTGAACGCAACAGACCGTGAGATTATGGAACAGATGCTTGATGTTCAGCCGATATTCAGAAATATAGGGACAGAAAGTGAGGACGCTCTTGGCAAGATAAGGGCAGAGATAGAGGAAAAATACGGCGACTATGATATCTGCGAATGGTTTGAAGATTATGACTACGAAGAAAACGATATTTCAGAGTACAGCCCGATAGGAAAAATAGCTGATATATTGCAGATTATCGACAAGTACAAGGCAGAACGAGGAGAGTAATGAAAAAAGCAGAAGCAACTTATCAATATCTTGAAGAGGCACATGGAAACGGTATGTTCTTTTATACAGGTTGCTGTGGAAATAGAATGTATAGTGTTGAAAATAATCCTATGAAGTATCATGGATGCTTATGTCCCAAATGTTTTATGCATAATAAATTAGTGACATTGTATTTGCGTGGCACTCCCGATGGCATAAGAGTATTTGAAAATGAACACGTTATAAAAGCAGAAAGCGAGGATAAACAATGAAAGTTAAAGTCTATGTTAGTAATGATAATAAAATAATTAATGGAATGATTGTTGGAATTAAAAAGATCGAAAAAACATCAGATGGAAAAATTCTCACGTTTAATGATTATGATAAAGCATATCGTGCAGCACGAATCTTAATGAATAGCGGATATGAAACAGTACAAATTTTAGGAAAGGTATAAATATGATAATTATTCAGCAAAATGTTCCAATGTGTCCCATATGTGCATCGTTAATGTGGAAAAGATTTCAAGATAATGATTTATATTATATATGTCATGATAATATAAATCATATCTTTAAAATGGTATCAAATGGACAAGCTGAAATTGAATTAATTGTATCAAATAAAAAGGAGGAAAAATAAAAAATGAATTATTTTGAGTTATTTACTAAATCCGGTTTAAGTTATACTGACGTCGCTCATGAATTAGGTTGTTGTGAACTAACAGCAAGAAAGAAAATTAATGGTGATACACGCATCACAAGAGCTGAAGAAATTGTTCTCAATAACTTATTCAAAGGAGATGATGAAAAATGTATGACCTCAAGGCACAATCGTTAATCTTCAAAGGCTATCGCAAAGGTAAAGAAGGAAAAGTACCGGTAGATAGTAATTTATATAAATATGAAGACGTGCAAAAATGTAAATGTTATGGAGGCCAGTGTGCAGATGGAATCATAGATGTAAGTTTTGATGATGTCACATTATTTGATCAGATTCTTAATATATGTGAAGATCTTGATGTTACTACTTATGCTTTATATTCTCCGCATGGTGGTCATACATATTGGAAGTATGATAAAAAATTCAAAGATGGAAAAGATATTATATTAGCTTCAGGAATTAAAGCTGATATTCACAGTAAAGGAACATATATTCCGCTTAAAGTTGATGGTAAAGAACGTAAAGAAGTTTATGACAATATTGTCAATATTCCAGATTTGCCCGATTGGCTTTTACCTGCAAAAACAGGTCAAGATCTTTGGCAAATGAAAGAAGGCGATGGTAGAAATGATGCGCTTAGTAAACATGCATTTGCACTTGGTAAAATTAAGCTTGATGAAGATCAGATTAAAAATATATTTGCAATAATAAATAAATATATTTTAAAAGATTCTATATCAATAGATGAACTTAATACTATTCTTAGACCTGAGACATTTCAAAAAATGTCTACAAGTATGTTCTTTGATGATAACGGAAGATTTATGACCAATGTGTTTGGTCGTTATATGATTCAAGAACAAAATACAATTTATACCAATGGACAATTATGTATTTATGATGCAGAAAAAGGATTTTATGATCCTAACATGCGTTTAATTAAACACACAATGATCAAGCTCTTTGAAAATATTCCAATGAATAAGAGAAATGAAGCGTATGATTATTTGACCATTGAAGCGCCGCAGAAAGATCAGAGTAGCAGACGTTATATCTTATTTAAAAACGGTGTTTATGATCTTGAGACAAAACAGCTGTTGCCGCATTCTCCTGAGTATGTGATCAGCAACCAAATACCTTGGGATTATAATCCTAATGCTTATAGTGAATTGGTCGATAAAACTCTTAACAAGTTAGCATGTAACGATAAAGAAATAAGAACATTAATTGAAGAATGTATTGGTTATTGTTTTTATCGTGATAGCAAGCTTGGCAAATGTTTTATTCTTACAGGTGAAAAGAATAATGGTAAATCAACATTTATTTTTATGTTGAATAATTTACTTGGTGATGACAATTATTCTTCAGTTGATATTACAAACCTTGCAAGAGAACTTGACATTGCATCACTTGCAAATAAACTTGCAAATATAAAAGATGATATTGCAGATAATTACATGGATGGTCTTAATGTAAGTTTATTTAAACAAGTTGCTACTGGTAATAGATGCAGAGGAAAATTTCTTTATAATGATCCATTTGATTTTTATCCTTATGCAACACTTATTTTTTCAGCAAACTCAATTCCAAGAATTAAAGATCCAACTGGTGCTGTTACAAAAAGAATGGTGATCATTCCTTTCAATGCAGTGTTTACCAATAAAGATCCTGATTTCGATCCTTTCATTAATGAAAAACTTTGTGCGACTGAATGTATGGAGTATTTAGTTAAGATTGGAATTGATGCCTTACTCAAAGTAATTACAAGAAATGGTTTTAGTAATTGTGATGCTGCAAATAAAGAAATGGAATTATACAAAGTAAATAATGATTCAGTATTAAGTTTTATTTTAGAGTTTGGCGCAGAGAACATTGAAAATCAAACGATCTGCAGCGTATATTCTGCTTATGAACTCCATTGTTCAAATAATGGCTTAAAACCCACTACTCAAATTATGATGAGTAAGAAAATTAAAACGGCATTAGGATATGACGTCAAAAGAAATCGCATAAACGGTAAGCTATATAGTATATATGTTAAAGAGTAAAGAATAAAGGACCCTTCTGGGGGTCCTTTTTCTTATCTAAAAAAGATAAAAAATTTTTTATAAAAAACTATTTACAAATTCCCAAAACTATGATAATATGTATTTAGAAGCAAACAAGAGCAACTGCTCAGGAGGTAAAAGATATGACATTCACACTTAAATCAAGCAAAAATGATCCTGTTAAAATTTATGTTAGTGAAGATGGTTCTTATAAGATTGTTAAGCGTCCCAGCAAATCAACATATACTCTTATGGGTAACTTCTCCATCTTCAATATCATGGGTGAAGTGATTGGCGAGTTTAATACATTAGAAGAAGCAATGAATATTTAAGGAGGACAAGCAATATGAAAACTTATGATATTTATGATATGCAGACAGATGATTATATCGGAATGGTTGAGGCAAGCAGCGTTATAGAGGCTGAAATAATAGCAAGCGAGACCTTTAATAAGGCAAGTGATCAGTTATATGCACTTACATCTCTTACCGCTCATAACATGAATTTAGTATAAAGGAGGACAATATGGATATTAAATCAGAAGTTTACAATGCACTTGCAGAAATCATGTTTAAGACCGGCGCAAGTGAAGAAGATATGGATCAGGCGATTGAATGGTTTCAGATCCATTTTTATGAAACGGAAGCTGAAATAATAGAGGAGGAATGATTATGACAATGAGATATATTAAAACTCTTATCGTTAAGAATAAGACTTTTGAAATCGTTAAAGATGATCATGGATATTGGGCGATCGAAGATAAATATTTTACTAATGGTAAACTCAACACACAGATTAATGGGATTACCGGCCATCTTAGAGATACCTTAAAAGGATGCATTGAGACCGCTACGATAAGTGCTGAAATTGATTACCTTATAAATGTTGAAAATTGGGATCCCACTGATGCGATTGAAGAAGTGATCTTTGGAAAAGATCAGTAAAATCAAGCCTTTGGAGCCCCTCAAAAAATATTAAAAATTTTTTATAAAAAAGTATTTACAAATCCCAAAAAGTGCGCTATATTAATAATGTAAGTTAAATAAATCACTTCTATTAAGGAGGACAAATAATATGATGACAGTATTAGACGGAAGAAATAGTAATAAGATCCCTACAATAGTTCAGATCTCAGAAGAAGCGATCATTGAAAAAGTAGATGCTACATATAATGGAAAGAATGTATTTTGCGTAATGCTTGATAACTGTTTTGTTCCTTGTGTAGAAGATAACGGTTATGGAAGATATAATTATATTCTTTGTGCAGCATATAAAACTCGTAATGGATTTAATAAATGGGTCAACAGACAGTGCAGATAAGGAGGAAAAATAATATGACACTTGCAGACATACTTTCAATAATTTCAGACAATGATAAGGTAAGCATTCATTCTAATTCTGGCTATGTACTTTTTGATGGTGTCAAGTATGATCTTGACACTCCAGTCAAGAAACTGCTTATCAGAAATCACCTTAACGATCCTGTTGATCGACTAAGAGCTTATAATGATACAACAATAATTTTACTTTAAGGAGGATAAATAATATGAATAAGACATTACAGGAATCAAAGAACTTGCAGAGATAGTTGAAGCAAACAACAGAATTGAAAAAGCAGAGAGAGAAATCAAGAAAATGAGAGTCAAGGAACTCATTGCAGAGGGAGTTGACCCGGAGATAGCAAAGGTAATGGCAAGCGTGGGGTTATAAAAACCCCACCATACGAAAGGAGAAAACATATGAGAACATTTGAAGTCGGCAAGGAATACACACACGGATGGGCAGGAGATGCAGAACTGTTTACATCTTGGACAGTAGTCAAGAGAACGACGGCCACCATCACTATCACAGACGGGCGTGAAACAAAGACTTGTCGGATCATCAAAGGCCTGTCGGAAATTAGAAACGCTGAAAGCATTTTCCCATTTGGGCAGTATTCAATGTGTCCTATCTTATCAGCTTAATTGGTAAATAATTGCTGACCTAACGGCGATACGGGGAGAAAGAGGTATATTATGACAAGAGAAGAAAAACTTTGGAGCATGACCGCAAGAACACTTCAGGAAGTTGGTGAAAAGGCAGGAGTTAAGATTACTAATTCTGATATCAAAAAGGGCAAAGCTATAATTATCAAGAAGATTCTTGAAGCAGAAGCAAAGCAGCCTAAGGAACTGATAGAGACGCCGCCGATCAAGAAGGAGATCAAAACTCAGAAAGATTTTTTAAATGCTGTTGCAGATGTGCTTGATGGTAAGGATCCTAAGACATTTGTTAAGCCCAGTAAGCCTGCAAAGACCCCTGATTCGTCCATTAAGGCATCTGAAGCATCTAAGTCTAATAAAACTACTAAGGAGCCTAAAAAGTCAAATTTGAGGCTTTCAGAGCTTACCCATAAGGGCAGAACTCAGAGCATTAAGGAATGGGCTGCGGAAATAGGCATGTCTTGGCCTACTCTTTACGATCGCATTAATCGTAACGGCTGGCCTATTGATCTTGCAATCGAAACCCCGCTCGGTCAGAGACGTCCTAAAGTCACAAAGTAATATAAATTGCTAATTCTGCACCACTAAATAAGTGGTGCAGATGATTTCAGGAGGACAAATTTATGATCGTTAAACGAATTAAGGTGTGGAATGTACCACAAAAATATGATATGAAAGAAAAGGATAAAAGGCACCAGTCAATACAGGTAAGAAAAACTGTTGAAGACTTTGTACAGTCTTCCGCAATCTGCATTGAAGTTATCGACAATGAAGGGCTTTGGGCAAATTCAAATAATTTCAGACGCAGCTTTCAAAGTTATGTCGATAGCCGTCGACTTAGATCGCGTATCATAGTTACGATTCGTGGCAATAGGGTATTTTTAATAAAAGGGGGGTATGAGGTAGAAGATGAGATTATGGCATAAAGATCTAATTCCAGTTTTACCCCGTCAACAACTTCTTGCTCAATGGCGAGAGTGCTGTCTTATAGCTAAAAATATTTCGTTAAATGGTACTCCTAACCATATTCTTGTTAATAAAATTATGGATTATCCGATTGAGCATTTTCATCGTTATGCGCAAGAAGTAGCATATGAAATGTTACACCGTGGATATAAGTGTGATCTTGATAAGTTCAAGAGTTTTAATAAAAACGGTATAAAATTTGTGAATATGCCCAGCTATACAGAATTATTTGAAGGCTGGCATAATGATAGATACTTCATACAATGCTATCATAATCTTCAAGAAAAATATGACTGTGGCGGAATAACTAAGGTAGAATGGCAAAAAATAGTGACCGCTTACAATAATTATTTTTTATAATATAATTGTTATAAAAAATAAAGGAGGTACCCACAATGGGAAACATGGAACTATTAAGAGAATTTATTGAAAGAAGCGGTATATCACTTACTAACATTGCAAAGCAATTGAACATTACTTATGTTGCGCTTAATAACAAGCTTAAGGGTAAGTATGCATTTACGCTTGATGAAGCGTTATTGCTTAAGAAAATTCTTAAGCTGACTCAATCTGAGTGGAATGCGATCTTTGATGAGGAAATTTAAAATAGTAATGACTCAATCAGAACATGCTCGTTTGCACTTTACAAAGAAAAGAGGTGATGATAAATGAACCTATATCCGCATCAAATAGAGGCTTTAGAATTGATTAAAGATAAAAATAGATGTGCTGTATATTATGATATGGGTTTAGGTTAGCAAAACCTATATAGGCTCTGAGAAAATGAAGGAGCTTGGCAGCAAGATCAATCTGGTAATATGCCAAAAGTCAAAGGTTGATGATTGGATAAATCACTTTGTAGAAAATTATGAAGTATCTGAAGATATGATGATTTACGACTTAACTAAATGGAAAAAGGAAGATTGGACTGCTTTTACTAAAGATTTAATGTTCAAGAATGACTGGCATAATGCGTCTAAATACGTATTAGTTATCAATTATGACCTTGTGTGGCGTAGATCTGAACTACTCAAGCTCCAAGATTTTACTCTTATGCTTGATGAATCATCTTTGATCACTAACCGTACAGCAAACAGATCAAAATTTATTCTTGCATTAAATCCGGTCAATGTCATTTTATTATCAGGAACTCCGACTGCCGGCCGTTATGAAAAATTGTGGAGTCAGCTGCAGCTGCTTGGCTGGAATATTGATGAAGAAACCTTTTTCAAGTCATATGTTGATTATGAATGGGTAGAAACTGATGACGGTTATTGGGAAAAGAAGATCAAAGGATATAAAAACGTTGATCATCTAAAGAGACGCCTTGCTAAGTTTGGCGCTATCTTTAAAAAGACAAATGAAGTGATCGATCTGCCGGACCAGGTAGAGCAAATGATTTATATCCCGCCAAGTAAAGAATACAAATTCTTTAAGAAGAATCATTACTTGGAAATAGAAGACAAGGAGCTGATGGGCGATACTATACTCACCAGGATATTATATGAGCGTCAGCTTTGCGGTCAATATTCTGAAGATAAGCTTAAAGCATTCAGGGACTTATTGGAATCAACTGAAGACCGGTTCGTGGTGTTCTATAATTTCAATGATGAATGGCATAAGCTTGAAGCGATCACTAATGAACTTGGCAGACCGTCCGGGGTTGTCAACGGACAATTTAAAAATCCGGAGGTACTTGATAAATATGACAACAGCGTCATATTTGTTCAGTATCAAGCGGGCGCGTATGGGCTTAACCTGCAAAAAGCAAATCGCATAATTTATTATTCTTTGCCTTTAGGATTAGGATCCTGTGATCTTTGGGAACAATCTAAAAAGAGGATCCATAGGATCGGCCAAGATAAAACATGCTTTTATTATTATCTGTTAGTTAAGAATAGCATTGAAATATGGAACCTTGAATTATTAAGGACCGGAAAAGAACTGACTGATGATCTCTTTGAGAGGATGCCATGAAAGAAACACCGTTCAAAAATAAAGTAGAAAAAATGCTGGATGATCATAATGCCTGGTATATCAAATACTGGGCAGGAGCAAAATACACCAAGGAAGGGATACCTGACATATTAGCCTGCATATACGGAAGATTTTATGGAATAGAATTGAAAGGGGATAGCGGAAGACCGGAATTATTGCAACTTGTAAAATTACGTAATATAAGAAATGCCGGTGGAATTGGTGTTTTACTTTATCCTAAAGATTTAAAAAAATTTGAAGCCTTTATAGAAGATCCGGCGGCATCAGAAAATTATTTGTGGTATCGGGAAAATATAGAATTACAAAAAGATTGGTTTCAAAAATTAAATCTTTAATTTTTTTACTTGTTGGTTAAAAAATTTTTTATCATTTTATAAAAAACAATTTACAATCATAATACAATAATCTATAATATATTTTGCAAGGAGGAAAAAACATGGAAGAAACTTTTAAAATTGACAATGACAAAACTGCTGATTGGGCTATAACACAAATCCATAATGCAGAAAATGAGAGAGATCGTTTGATTGCTCTTGCTGAAGATCAGATTGCTGATCTTAATGATCGTATTGAAGAACTTAAACACAGATGTGAAAATGAAACTTCTTTTCTTAAGTCTTGTTTAGCTGAATATTTCCAAACAGTGACAAGTAAAGAAACTAAAACTCAGAAATCATACAAGCTTTTATCAGGTACACTGATTTTTAAAAAACCATCAACTAAAATTACTTATAATGATGAAAAGCTTCTTGATTATCTCGAGAAAAATGATGGTAACGACTATATTAAACTTAAAAAATCTATTGATTGGGCTGAATTTAAGAAAAATCTTACCATATCAGATTCAGGTGAAGTTGTTGATGTCGAGCTTGGAACTGTTATTCCAAAAGAAGTTTGTGGTGTTGAAGATGTTCCTGCATCTTTCAATATAAAATATTAAGGAGGACAAGTTATGGCAGAAAAAATTTTGATCATGGGTGAGAGTGGCACCGGTAAATCCACATCAATCAGAAATTGCGATCCCGCAATTACAGCAATTGTTAATCCAGTAGGTAAGCCTTTACCTTTTAGGGGAGCTAAGCAATTTACAAGTCTTAGTGGAGAAACAGATTCTGATAAGATTTGCAGTTTTATGAAAGTTCAAGCAAATGCCGGTAAGAAAATTATTATTGTTGATGACTTTCAATATATTCTTGCAATTCCTTATATGGACCGTATAAAAGAAAACGGCTGGGACAAGTGGAATGACTTTGGTGAGAATTATTTCAAGATCATTGATATTTGCAAAGAGCTTCCTGAAGATGTTTGCGTTTATTATCTTACTCACTGTGAGACTCTTGAGAATGGCGTAACTACTGTTAAGTTAATCGGTAAATTACTTCGTGAAAAAATTACGATTGAAGGTCTTTTTACAATAGTGCTTAAGACCGGCGTTAGTGAAGGAAAATATTATTTCTTTACTCAGAACAGCGGTAAAGATACTGTAAAATCCCCGATGGGAATGTTTGATGCTTTTAGTATTGATAATGATCTTGCTTATGTGGATTCTAAGATCCGTAATTACTATGAGTTTGATGATGCCGCATCTGATGTTGAGATTGCTAAGCTTGATGAAGAAAAAGCCGGTGATGTTGAAAAGCCCGAACCTCGTCGAAGAAGATCACACTCAGTTGAAAATGAAAAGGAGGAAGCCAGTAAACCGGAAATTTCAGAGAGTGATGCAACAGGAAATACGGGAAGTGAGGAGACTGATAGACCTGTAGGCCACCGTCGCAGATCACATGCAGAAGCAATTGAAGAAGATAAGCAGCAAAAAGAAGCGGCCGCAGCAGCAGTTGAAGAGATGCTTAATATTCCTGAGGGCGAACCTGAAGAAAAAGTTTTTTCAAATGAGAACAACTCATTAGATTCTGAAAAATTATCTGAAGCCCAAAAAGCCGATGATCAATCAGATATAAATAAGGCCATTGCGGAGGCTGGTGAGATGCCTAAACGCAGGGTCAGAAAGTCGAGGTCATAAATGACAAATGATAATTTTAATAAAATAGTAAAAGATCAGCTCGATTATTGCCGTTTACTTCTTTGTAAAAAAGGCGAAGAATATACACCTGATGGTACTGATCGTTTTGAGGCTTTTAAAGCGGCTGCCTTGTTGCAGGGGGAAACCCCTCAACAAGCACTCGCGGGAATGATGGCAAAACATACCGTGAGCATCTATGATCTTATACGTTCAGAATGCTCAGATCTGACCATATGGAACGAAAAAATCACAGACCATATAAATTACTTGCTTTTACTTAAAGGGCTGTTAATGGACAAATACGGAGGCCAGGATGAATAATATAGAGATCAAGATTCTGAATCCGGAAGCAGTACAAAGCAGCGAGCAGATGATGGTTACAGCGGCAAGATTAACACAGCGCGGACATAATATTCATAATCTACAGGATTTTATGGATTTATATTCAAAGCCATATTCCAAAAAACTTGTTGATGACCTGACGCTTCTTCCTCATCCTACAATCCAAAAATTTGGAGTGATAAATGTTGTCGTCGTTGGGGCTAGCCGAAGATTTTTAGCACAGATAACCCGTCATCAAAATGAAATTAAGTTTATGTCTGCCAGCTGCCAATATAGTGATTACTCTCATGAGGCTGATTTTGTGATCCCATATGAAATTTTAGATAATGATGCAGCCAAGGTACAATATATACAGTCTTGCACAGATAGTTTAGCTATGTATGAAGAAGCAATTTGCAATGGTGTAGATCATGACTCAGCCGCATATATGTTACCTCAAGGTTTAAGAAATATTTTAATTATGTCTGCGACGCCATATCAGTGGAAACATATGATGCTTCAACGCACATGCAGACGAAATACTTCAGAAACCAGATATGTAATGCTCCTGATTTGGCAAGAATTAATTAAGCTTAATCCTGAGCTATTTGCACCTAAAACCACTGGCCCTTTTTGTCAACGCGGAAAATGCTTAGAAGGAAAAATGGCTTGCCACAATCCGATCGTATCTACGATGAGCCCAGCCTATATAATTCTTAGTGATTTTCCTAAGTTAATAAAACAATATAAGGAGGAAAAATGAAAATCAAATTAATTAAGTTCAATGGATTTAAAGCACCTGATAGAGCTCATTATAATGATTCTGGTGCAGACGTATTTGCCGCGGAAGATACAGTTATTCCAGCAGGCAGTGTCAAAAAAGTTCCAACCGGAATTGGGATCGAACTTCCTGATGGATATGATGCAGTTATTCATTGTAAATCGGGATTAAGTTCTAAGGGTCTTTATGCCGCAAATGCTCCAATCGATGCCGGATATCGAGGAGAAATACACGCAATACTTTTTAATACCCTTGATCTTCCGGTAGTATTTAAAGCTGGTGAAAAAATCGGCCAGCTTGTGATTAGGCCAGTTATTTATGCCGAGTTTGTTGATGAGCTTGGTGAAGAGCGTAACAATGGTGCTTTTGGTAGCACTGGTAAATAATTTTAAGGAGGAATTTAAAATGGATTTCAATAAGTTTGACAACATGGTGAACAAGGATGAACTTAAAAAGCAAATGGATGCCGCACCTGAATTTGATGATGTGCCCAAAGGTACATATATGGCTGTGATCGATAAGATGGAAGTTAAGCCCACTAAGGCCGGTGATAAGCTGATGTTTGCTGTACAGATGGGAATTACTGAAACTCTTGATGCGCCTAAGAAGCAGGACAAGCGTAAAATATTCTTTAATAGGGTTATTTGTGGCAACAAAACTACTGAGCGTTGGAATGATGGTGTTGCTATAAAAGGTGTGATCTCATGGATTGAAAAGCTGCTCGATGAGGGTGATTCTATTGAGTTTAAAAATTATTCTCAGTTTGCAGAAGAAATTCTTGATATTTATCAGGACATTTGTCCTAATGTATCACTCAAAGTTGACTATGACCCGGATGCATTTAATCCTGTTGATATTATTGAAGTTTTTGATAAATAAAAACTCTTACTTCTGAGGGTAAATCAGAGGCGGAAAGTGGGGATGCCGATATATCCCCGCATAAAGCCCCTTCGCCAAGCGGTAAGGCATCGGATTTTGGTTCCGATTATCGTAGGTTCGAATCCTACAGGGGTTGTTAGCTTAGAAGATGTTCTGTTGTCTTGAGTTATACTTGTGCTAAGGAGATTGAGATTGTCGTAGAGACTATAAACAAGTGAAGTAATAGGCAAGGGTTATGACGACAGTTCCCCCGGCTGTACCTTGTCCCAGAACAAGGGCAAACTATAAGGAGAATTTATTATGATCTTTTATGACTTTGAAGTCTTCAAATATGATTGGCTTGTCGTTTTTATTGATACGGACACCAGAAAGTGTTTCTCCGTGGTCAATGACTCAGATGCTTTAAAACAATTTTACGAAGTTAACACTAAAAATATCTGGGTTGGTTTTAACAATGAACATTATGATAAGTATATTTTTAAAGCTATTCTTCTTGGTATGAATCCTAAAGAGATTAATGATAAGATTATTGTTGAAGGTCTCGATGGTTGGCAAATATCCAGAGCTTTTAATAAGATCCCTATGATTAACTATGATGTATTTACCTCAAAATCAGTAGGTCTCAAAACTCTTGAAGGTTTTATGGGTAACAATATTAAAGAGACATCTGTTAACTTTAATCTTGATCGTAAACTAACACTTAAAGAGATCGAAGAAACTATTCAATATTGTACTTCTGACGTCGAAAACACTGTGGAAGTATTCATGGAAAATATTGATACATTTAATGCTTTCATTGAAATTATCAAAGCTTTTCCGGAACAATGTTCTTTATTCAATTTAAAAGATTCCAGCGCTCAAATCACGGCCAATGTGCTCGGCTGCGAACGGCATGACTGGGATGATGAATTTGATTTTTTCTTTTTACCTTGTTTACAACTTAAAAAATATAAATATGTTCAAGACTGGTTTGCTCAATTTATTGGTAAGCACTTTGATAGTGAAGAAGAGAAGAAATCTTTTTATAAAAATACGGCGTTAACTACTATGGCGGCTGGTGTTCCTCATACCTTTGGCTTTGGCGGCTGCCATGGGGCTGATGAGGAGCCCATATACGTCCATGGAGGCTTATTCCATGTTGACGTTAATAATTACTACCCCTCTTTATTATTGGCTTATATGTTAGTTACAAGAGCTGCTACAAATGATAATTTCAAAGTGATCTATAATCGAAGAAAAGAATTAAAACATAAGCAAACTACTGCTACAACCAAAGAAGAGGCTAAGCATTTTAAAAAAGCTCAGCTTCCTTATAAGCTGGTTTTGAATGCCCTATCTGGAGCAATGAAAGATAAAAATAATAAAGCATATGATCCCAGAAACAATAATATAATGTGCATCAACGGCCAGTTAATGTTATTAGATCTTATTGAACATTTGGAAGTGATTCCAGGATTCAGACTTATACAATCTAACACTGACGGTCTTATTATTCAGATCCCCGATACTGATGAAACTTTTAATATGCTTGATGATATTTGCTATGAATGGGAAAGCCGTTGCAGTACAGAGTATTGTGATATTTTGCTTGAGACTGATCAGATCAAAGAGATATATCAGAAAGATGTTAATAATTATCTTTGGATTGACCTTGACGGTGGTGTTGAAAGAAAAGGTAAATACGTTAAAGAGTTAAGCCGCTTGGATTATGATTTACCGATCGTTAATAAAGCTCTTGTGGAATATATGGTAAACAGAACACCGGTTGAAGACACAATCAATAAATGTGAAGATCTGATTGAGTTTCAAAAACTAGTCAAGCTGACTTATAAATATGAACACGTAGAGCATAATAACATTAGATACGATTATAAATGCTATAGAGTCTTTGCGTCCATAGATCCCAAAGATGGTAAGATCCTGAAGGTTAAGAATAAGCTTAATAAAAAGACTAACACTTATAATCTTGTTGGCGAGAAATTTGCTGATACTCCGGATAAATGCTTTATTGAAAATGGAGACATTCACAATGTGCCTATTCCGGCTAAACTCGATCGTAAGTATTATATTGATCTTGCAAAGAAAAGACTTTCAGATTTTGGCATAAAATAAGGCGTCACATTAGGCGCCTTATCTTTTTCAATATTTAATTTTAATATTCGGGCGACAACTTTCGCATTACTCCATCATATAATTTTGGACTTAATACTTTTAATGTTGTCATAAGTTCATCCATTATCGGCATGATCTCATCAACATCCATATTTGCAACTGCTTGACCAAATTCTGTTTTACTTTCATATTCGACTTTTTCATTCGTTATAGGTTTACTTTGCATAGAATAAAAATTCACATCTTGCTTTTTAGGAAACATGTTATCACGAATAGTATAAAATGCCGCAAGTTTTAAACAAGTATTTGCTGATGGATTGCGTTGACCTTCACATTCGGCGATGGCTTCTGCCAAATCATGTTCAGTTATCACAGAAGCCACCCCCTTTACATCTCAGACATGATTCTTTGAAGTTTCTGCTTTACCTGCTCATTGGGAGCATAACGCATCAGATCTTCAAGATCAGAACGGAAGTCATCATCCATGCTGTATCCACTTTCTCTGGAGTAACGATTCCTGGAATAATTTTCACTGGAATACCTTCCTCTGCTATCACGTCTTGCATTACTTCCTCTGCCTCTGGCATTAGAATACATTCCCATGCTGCTTCTGTCCATGCTATATCCGTCTTCATCCATCATTTCATCTGATTTGAGAAGATTTTTCTTCGCATGAGCGAGCGTATCCATATATTGGATTTCCTGCATGGAGAGTTTGGTGCCCTTTTCTACTTTGCGCTCAAGCTCTTCAAGCTCGTCACAAATGTATTCGACAAGTTTATGCATACTCTACCTCCTTTATGCCACTCTTGTGATACTCAGACTTCCGTCAATAACATTTATCAACGGAGTGGGAACTACAGTAGGGTCATCAACTGTTCCATTTACATACTCAACAGAAACAGTAAAACAACATCCTTTAGGAACGTCTACCACAGCCCTACTTGTCACGTTTCCATATTCGTCTACTGCAGCAGGAGTAAAAATGCTCCTGCTACCAATACGCTCTTCACCCGAAACTACAATTGCTGTCGCTATCGGAGTAATATCTCCACCATCGGAGATTGCGATATTGCCTGTAAACTCGACTTCATATCTTGCAAAGCACGAAGTAGGATTATTGACTATACCACGCAGAACAAAAATTCCTGTGCCGTTCTGATGAAAGACATAGCCTTTATTGCACCGAATAGAATCAATGAACGGAATCGGAGCGTTTAATGCAACACTCTCAACTTGGTCTCTTGTTAAATATTCTGCCATAGTCAGCCTCCTTTACATTCCACAGCCACATCCACAGCCGCAACCGTTCTGATTACACGTAAAGATTGGAGTGCGTCCATATACGGGAGTAGAGGGAACAGGACAGTTAGAAAGTCTGTTGTAAAGCTGATCTACCTCATTAGCGAATCCCTGTGAGATAAATGCGTTCTGTGCGGTCTGCGACTCACGAAGAGATGCCATATTGAGCTGCTGACGAAGCTGAGCAATCTCATCATTCTTAGCATCGATCTTATCAGCGCAAAGCTGATCAAGAATTCTTTGAGTTCCAGCGGTCTGGCTTGCAATAATATCGCGGACTCCTTCACTAAGAGCCTGACGATCAGCACAGTTTTCAGTGGCAACAGTATACTTAAGATCTGCGAGACCGGCACGATTTTCTCAGCAGCAGTTCTGAAGAGCAGATTGTATACCGAAGATAGATTGCATATTAGCCATCTGTCTTGCATTCGCACCCTGCTCAACACCCGCAAAGCCATTAGCCAGTGACATCTGTACATCGCCACAGCAATTGCAAAGCTGAGTCTGAAGATTTCCGATGCCGTCTCTGATCGAAGTGATACCATCATTGATCAGCTGATCTCTGAAACCGTTATTGGTATTGGTCATGATATTCTGCTGTCCGTTTGCGAGCCAAGGATATTCAGCCCCATAACTTCCACCGAATCCTCCTCCGAATCCGTTTCCGTTATTTCCCCAGCCAAGAAGCAGGAGTAAAATGATCCAGGCCCAATCACCTCCAAAACCATTTCCGAATCCGCCATTATTGCCCATGTATCCACCCGCAGGAGATACAAGCATAGTGGTGTTCATTCCTTCACCATCAGTTAATGCCATAACTTTTTCCTCCTATAAATTTTTGTAGGTTAGAGACATCACTCGTACGCTGTGACATCCGTATATCAAGGTTTGTGCACAACCTTAATATCAGTGAATTCCAAATATATTTTTGATCATGGGATCATTTCTCATTCCCATTACTTGATTAACCTGCGATTGTGATACCTGACCAGAATTAAGTAGATATTGAACAATTGCATTTGGATTGTTTAGATCGATATTTTGTGGAATATTAAAACGCTGTGATAATACCTGCATAGGATTTTGTTTTAATCGTTGGTATATGTCCATAAGGTTATTCAGATTGTTCATCATGTTCATCGTCTCCATCTTTATTGCGTTTATTTCTTCCCAAGTTCTTCAATTTAGCATTTTTAAGCTTATTTATTTCATCCCAGAGCATGTCTATTTGCTCATTTGTTTTATCGATTGATAAAATAATTGACTTAATATCAATGTCATCCTTCTTGGTCAAATCTGAGCGTTCTGGCATGTCTTCTTTTATGAGACGATACTTCTCAATTTTAGGAGATTCCAATTGAGAAAAACCCATAGATTTTTCCATTACAAACGGCTGGCCTTCGATCTTAAATGTCACACAATTACCGAGCGCAACCGGATAGTTTTTTACATATTCTTCGCTAGGAGCAGTTAAAAAACCACCATTTTGAATCTGCTGCTGAACTGTTTGCTGTTGAGGTTGTTGTACTTGATATCCATATTGCTGTGGATAAGGATATGGACTATAATAATTCGGCATGTTTTACTCCTTTCTATACCAAACATACATGGGGATTTCTCTTGAGCTATCCCAAGAATCGAATAGATCCCCATCTACAACAGTTGCTACATGTGTTCCGGTTCCTAAAACAAAAACACCTTTAGGATTATCTTTACAAAAGTCATTGATGGTATAACAATTAGGACAAAAGTCCGGTATAGTTTTTCTATAGAATCCTTTTTCTCTGAGAACAGATCCCCACACGGAATCCGCATGAGGCATATCTCCCATAGCTAAACCATTGGAACATACTAAAATATATACAGTTTCCCAATCGACATTTAATGCTTTTGATAATGCTCTTATAGAACAATCATCGACACTTCTACCGGTTGGGTTTGGATTATATTTTATCCACATAGCTTTTCTCCTTTTAATATAATTACAACATAAAAAAGCCCTTTGGAAAATGAATCCAAAGGGCAAATAATGTGCAATTTTTGTGCAGCTTTATTTTATATTTATATGTGAAAATATTTTTCTTTCACCTTGATAAATAATATTTTTTGTTTGTCTTACAGACAAATTAAATTCTTCAGCTAAATGCTCAAAAGTAATTCCATCAAATAATCTTCTACGAAGAATTGCTCGATTACGTTCTGCATTTTTGCCGATTATCCAATTATCAATCGCTCGATCTAATTCAAATCTTGAAATATCATCAAGTTTCATTTTCTTGCTCCACGACCTACATTTCGAACTCTACCGGTGCCTTTACAGTTTGGGCAAGTATGATAACCAGAATTACCACCAGTTCTCCTAGTTCTTGTGGTTTTAGTTACTCTTACTCTCTGTGCCATAATTTATATCTCCTGTTCCTACAATATTTACACCTTCACCATCTTGTTCTGCTTCAATGGTAGTCGTTTCATAAATAAACTGACTTTCATACCATATCCATAAAGCATTTGTACTTACAAGCAAAACAATAAGAAGTATGCACATAATCCACAACCTCTTTATTGTAAGTGCATTTCTATCAAGAACACTTTCAAATGCAAAAAAAGGAATTATAGTTGAGTTATCTTTTTCATTCATTTTCAGTATTACCTTTCTTATACTTCTTGTACTGAATAGACGAAACACAAAGCATAGTACCAAGGCATACACTTACATATTTAAGGGTTTCTTCAATCTCGTGTCCGTAAGGGATTCCCCATGTATTAAAGATTCCTTCGATGCAAACTCCGAGAGCAGGTAAAGCGATGATTGCTACCCATTTCAAAATGTCATAAACCTTGTTATTCATTTTCATAACCATTCCTCCTATTTGTTGTACACTTCACGAATCGTACAAAGTTTCTTGATCAATTCTTCAACCCATACATCAATTTGCTTTTCAAATTTTGTAGTCCTAAATATAGGGTCAATGTCATAACTAAAAACAATGTATTTAATTGTGGCTTGTTTTACGGAAATATAATCGCTGTCTATCTTGATATGATTAAATGAAATCCAATTAACAACTTCTGCAAAAACCATTTCAAGAATAAACTTTGTGAAGTATCCTTGATATCTGTTATCCGTCATCGGTTGTATGTAAGAATAAAGTCCTGCAATATAAGTATGTGACCATTCTATCTGTTGTCTTATTATATCTCGTTCTTGTACATCAGCGCCAAGAGTCAGGCCCTTGGTGTTGATTGATAATATTCCTCTACGTGATAGTACAGAAATAATGACTACAAGAATAAGTAATGATGCCATAACCATACTCGCATTCGCACTTGTTAAAACATTGCTAATTGTTTCCCACATCTTACACCTCAATTAAACAGCCGAGCGTCCTTCATTTTTTCCAAACGCTACATAATGCCAATAGTACATCGGGTTATCATCACCATATGCATTTCTCAAATCTTCGTAGTTGTCTTTGTAGACTTGTGGATTAAACTCTGCACTTGCCTGTCTAAACTCGTTCATACCGAAAGTGATAAAGTGATTCCACAACGCTTCTGCATTATCATTAAAAGCAAATTTCAAATCTGCATAAGTGTTTGAATAGAATACAGGGTCAAACACAGGCGAGTAGTTATAGCCATTAAGCATATATCCGCTTGCAGGAGTAGGTGTTACTTCACTTTCCAATCTCTGTGTAACAAGCATTGCAATATTAGCCATACATTGTTTTAAGAATGGCCCGGGGCAAGTGGTACTTGCAAAGTCGCAATGCATAGTCATATTTGCTCCGTTCCTATGATTAATCCTATCGCTTTTGTTATCTGACCATACTAACTTTTTAATTCCGTTTCGTTTGCAGATGTCAGTACATAATGTAACAAGCGTATCCATCGACTCAGCTGATATAGTCCAATATGGAGCACATATCTCGTTAGCAACTTCAATCGTTATCATACGCATATCATTTGCTTTATTCGATGAAGTGCAAGCACCATATTTTTCTTCGCAGTACATACCTACGTCTCTTCCGTTTATTCCATAGTTAGAACTTGCATTCTTTCTATGAAATACCTGTCCGCAAGTTTTGACTGATAAGTTACCTGCCATATGATGTATCGTAATACCATCAACACTTTTTCTCGGTCCGTAATTATGTGGACTTATATCAACGTAATTTACCAAAGGTGAATTTGAATACATAGGCTTTCCTCCATCATACTTTGTTAGGTTATAAGTTTCAATAACTTTCATGTTATTCTGAACATAATTTTTACTCGTAGCATATCCACAGTCTTTCAATGCCTGTAAATATCCTTCGGGTGTGGTCTGTGTTTTTGCAGATGCATAATTTCCTGTATCAATGAATTGAAAATATCCTTCAACTCCTGTGTTCATATCAGCAAACGCATACCACTTTGTCTTTATTGTGATATACGTTCCATCGGGCAACTGCTCTTTGCTCGTATCAATAATGTAGCCACTATTACAAGTAACTCTTCCATCACGATACTTCAATCCAAAATAATTATTTGACTGTGCTTTCTTGCTTCTGCCATAAGCAGATTCAAGACAAGCCTGTGCAATAATTGCAGATGCAACTCCCCATCCGTAAAAATCTCTCCACACTTGAACGTAAGGTGCTATCTGATTTATAAAGTCTTCTTGATAACTCATTTCATTCTCCATCAAGTTGATTAATTCTGTTAAAGACATAACCGCCTTTCCTCAAAAGGTTCAATCACATATTTGCACGTTGGTCTATATTTGTTTACAGTTACAGAGAAAAGGCGGATTAGTCATACTTCGTAAGGCTCTCCCGTGATTTCCTCATACTCTTCGGGAGTAATACCATTCTTCTTTCCTACTACGTTGTAGACCATTTCTTTTGTCCACAAACCTTTATCATAATAGCCTTTGATTTTTTCGTAGTTCTTGCTATGCATCTCACACCTCCTTAAATATCGATATCGCTCATAATAGCAACATACTCAATGTCAGCAGAGTTTTGCTCAATACCTGCCCTGTTATCCGCAATATCGACATTTTGATTATCATTTGTTTGTCTGATTCCTGCCTTGTCAGCATCGTTGTAAAAATCTTTTTTGTTGATGCTATTGATTAAAGCATTTACAAGATGTTCAAGATTTTCAACTCTTTTTTCTAAATCCATTTTCTCCTCCTTTTAAACATCTACCCTGCCATATATTTTAAAAGTGTATGCACCAAACCTTGATGCTGCTGATGCTGAAACTCTCTCAACTCTAAAATCTGAATATTCAGCAGGCGAATCAAGAACAATGGTTGCAACTTCATATGAACCACGCCCTGCAGGGAGTGTCATTGAGAGATTATCTTTCAATACAACAGAACCATTGTTTGCGGTGATTCTATAATTAAAAGTTATTTGAGAATTTGATGCATTGAATATAATTAAATAAAATTTTAATGCTTTAATATTTGACGGGAAAGTATATCCAATATATTCACCACCTGAAACAACAGTATTTGATTCCCACTGTGTTTGATTGTTGTTGTCAAATGCCAAATAAGGATATGCTGAACTGTAATAAGAACTTGCATAACACGTTCCGCTTGGTGTTGTGTTTCCTGTCATTGTAGGGATTTTGGCATTATCAACACTTTCATAATATGCACTGTTTTGGATTGCAGTGTTCCATGTTGAATTTGCAATCAAAGTGTTTGATGCATAATTGTTCAATCCAATCAGAGACATTGCATTTTGGTCTGCACATACATTGCTTGCAAATGTTGTTGACCTCACAAGATAATCAATGGCATTGTTGGATGAAATAACTGCAGACAATGTTGTTAAGTCTGCAAGAATTTCTGAAATAGTGGTATATTCACTGTCCCAAATATTTGCACAGTGTAACAATGTGGTTACATCATCTGTAGGAATAACAGTTCTTCCATTTGGTATAAATGTTATATTATAGAGTGCGACATCATTAACAGTTATAATACAAGATACCGTACTACCACTTGATAATCCATTTACAGTCCAATCTCCATATTCCGTAACATCACATTCAAAAATTCCTGTACTTGTTTCAATAGCAGTAATAGTTTTTGAATCTTTTACTACTGTTACTGTTGAGCCTGTATCTGAAGGAATTATAAAATGAGGTTTTAATAATCCGTCAATTTCTTGATTTATTGCATCAATCTCTAACTGCAAATGTCCTGCCGCATCTTCTGAAAGTTGGTCTTTCATTTCATCAAACCACGCAAGAAACTCTGCCTGCTCTTCACTCTTGAAACCTGCAAGGTCAGCCTGTACCTGCTGATAAATAGTAGTAGTATCCCATTCACTTACACTCGATACAATTCCACATCTTTCACTTTCATATCTTGTGTCTGTGATTCTTTCGTTTGACATACTCGTTGTGCCATGAGCAATGAACAAATCAGCAAGACCGATTTCGTAAACAGAACCGCTTCTTGTAAGTTCGGGTCTTACAGGCTCTGATGAAGGAGTTCCTGCTACGATATATAAATCCGCTTCTCTTACATCAACATTTTCATTCCATCTTAAAACGACAGTATCAATTCTGTCATTAACTAAATCTGCCGCACCAACTTCAAGTATCCTTGTTTCTTCTTCCTGCATAAGACCACCATTAATAACAGCGTAACCTGCAGAAACAGAAACAGTCATACCTTCTTCTCCTGCTGATACTTGAAAGCACGTACTCGGATTAGGCATAACTCCTGTCGTGAATAAATCATTCAATAATTTTCTTAATGGCTGTGATGATACTGCCCTGTCATACGTAGGTATTCCACCACTGTATGTTACTCGTGAATCAAAAGGGAAACTTAACATTACATTGAACCTCTCTTTCTGATAATCGGTGTACCAACTTCAAAACTCAAACTCCAAACGCCTTTTTTAATTACTTCATAGCATCCAATAATTTGAACGTCTACGCTTAGATCAATTTCCGGAATTTCAATACTAACGAAATCACCAAGATCAAAGTCAACCATGTACTCATAAGAAGAATTTACGAAGTCAAATTGAATATTGATTTTATCTCTTTTGTCATAAAGATCTTTACTGGCATCTGACATGACCGCAAGTTTATGATCTTTATCCGCTTTTTGAAAGTCTTGAGTGTCATCATTGATATAATCGCTTTGCGCACTCACCATACTTTCAACTAAAAATCTTCCAGTTGAATCTATAAATGTATTTGCAAGCACCAATGTCGTTTCATTATTGGTTCCTACTTGTATGACTGTATCTTTCGTATCTGTTTCACTTACAACTACACTTGCTGATTTTATTGAACCATTAGCACTAGTTAAAACGACTGGATTATATCCTTCAAGATAATTATCTTGAGTCCTGTCAATGCCATGTATGATGTTAAGTGTTTTTGTCTTATTTGCATAATCAAAAACTATCTCATAAGATGCTCCACTTTCCTTTAAAATATCATAAAGTTTATCTCCAAGCCTTTCATTATTTCTCGTATGAACAGCTTGTTTATATGTCCCATGTGAATCATCTATCCTACCAAATATTATATCAAGTTCAAAGTCTTTTGTAACTAATAAGTCACCACTAAAATCACCAATGAGATAGTTTGTGAAATTGATATGCTTAAATCCATTGAAGAAATTTGTAGCTACTACATCTGCTGTGTCATTTTGCTCAAGCCAGTCAGGTGTATCATTCAATTTATTTATTGATACACCATAATTTGTTCCTGCATCATTATAATATGCAGTAGGCTTTTTATAGCAGATCATCTTATTAAGTTCATCTTCTACAAATAAACCAGAAAGCGTGAGATTATTTTTGGTAGGTGTTTTTTTCCAATTAACTTGAGTTATTTTTCCAAGCTCTTTGCGTTTCTCGGAATAAACATATTTCCATGTAGTTTTACTATATGCAACATGTCCTACTGCTCCATCAATTACAAATTGACCCGGCTCATTATATTTTCTCGACCATTGAAGGTCTGAATATTTAAGGATAGTAACTAAATCAAAGTTACTATCCAAAACTTTTACTGAAAAAGGTTTTTCATATTCCGAATTTATCTGCATATCAAATCACCGTATAAAGATTATTGTAATAAACATAAACAGCCATATTATCAGAACCATCTGTCGCATCAAATGAAATAGTATTCTCACCTATCAAGATATACATATCATCAAACTTTGACGCTCTGTCGCATTGTCCGAGTATATTCACATCGTTGTTTGTTATTCGTGGTGGATTTACGTTATAGTCAATAACTATATGGTCATCAACATTAAATGTGCCTAATATCTTTATAAAACCATTATTAATACCAACTGATGGATTAACTACTTCATCATCGAAGTCAATTATAATTTTTGGATATGCGATATTTTCACCTCTATTGATCAGAGGAACTTGCTTTTCAAAGTTGAATACTCCAACAGCAGTTCCGTATTCAATATTACACATCCAAGGAAAACCAAAGTTAGGAACAAGTGATGCGATGTTCTGTCCAAAGTCATCAACGCTTTTATAATACGGACTATCAAAATGAAGTGAGATCGTGGCTTTTAAAAGATAATCCTCATTCGTAGGTTCATTTACTTGCATACGATATAGATCACCTTCTATCCATTTAGTCACGCCCCCGTGCGTGACATAAATAGTATAATGCTTATTGTATTGAAAGAACTCCAATAACTTTTTACGATTAGTAGTATTATTAGGCACGTCAATGTTACAAATCTTAAGTGTCCTATTTTTATCTGCTAATCTTATATTTTGCGTCGTACTTCCGTCGCGATTATAATCTTCGACTGCAGTTATTTTAGCATCAAAACTTGAAAAACCATCGAGCCCATTTTTCTGCAATCTCCATTTATAATCTTCACCGATATAAAAAACTGTATTATCTTCTTTTACGAATTTTATTAATGTATCATGCATATGCTTCATTCCTCAATAATCC